TTATGTATGATTTCTTTTTTCTTTATGATTGCTGAGCTTCTTTTGAGATTCGTTAATTGCTTGGATTAAGCAATTTTCTGTAGTCTCTTCAAATTTCGTGAATGCTTCCTCGTATTTATTGATTTTATCGGGGTATGGCAAATCCTTGCTGTATATTATGTCTCTGAGTTCATCATAAAGCAGTGAGGAACTTTGTACGAGTGAATCATATTTTTCATAAAGTCCTTTATCAAGGTAGAAATGCAATTTCAGGTTCTTGTTTTTCATGTCAATAAGAGGCTCATAAGCTATCTTATTCAATTCAAGGATGTCTGTTTGCCCATTGAGGATGTCAATCAGGTTGATGTTTCTCATTGCTGCCTTGTATGAAAGAAAAGAGTCGAGGAATTCTGATATGGAATTGACGGAGTTTGAGTAGAAGGTTTTGAATTTTAGTTCTTTTTTTCTGATACTCAACTTGTAAAGTTCTCTGATAAAAAAGAATATAATTCCTACTAGTAATGATAAGGAATCTAAGTGGTTAAGAAGAAGTTCGATAAAATGTTTCATAAATCTTAATTTTTTAGTTTGACAGCGTAAAATTAAGAAATCCCTCCGGAGAAATCCCATGATTATAAAATTCTGGAGGGAACATTCCGAGGTTGTTTAATGGCAGAACGGCACCAGTTTGAGGGCATAAGGATTTTGGGTGCAGGTGGCGGTTCGAATCCGTCTCTCGGAGCGAATTAAAATTAGTTGTTATGAGAATTTTGTCATATATCTGGTTTGCCATATTGTCTTTTAAAATACTGGCACCGTTTATCTGGTCATTGGCCGTAACATCCTGCTCTTTGGGCTTGTTGTACAGCGCACTTTCTACTCAGGGAAAGTTGCAGGGATTCTGGACGCTTGTGTGCGTAATATTTGTTGTGTGTTCGTTTAACTTGAATGTTGTAACGTGGAAGGAGATATGGAAAAAGTAGTTGAAAGAAAACCTGTTATTGCTACCCTTCGTAACATGAAGGTTGGCAGTGATGAGGTGTTCAATATTGACCAGAAGATTACGGTCATGAATACGATAACTTGCCGTCTTGATAAGGAGAGACGTAATGGTATGAAATGGACTTGCATTTCAGATCGTGAAAAGGGAGTAATAATTGTAACGCGTGTTAGCTGATGGTGTTCGAATTAAATGGGAAGTTTATGACTACAATATTGTCAGATAATACAGCAGGAATGATTCTTGAGAACATACTTCTTGCAATGGAAGGAATAAAGTTCAGCAAGTCTCAGGCATCAGGAATAGTCGGTTCCGAGAACCGGTTGGAAAAGCTTGTTGAGAGCGGTAAGATACGTGCTGAGAAGAAGGCAGATTGTCAGAACGGAAAATGGTTCTGCAATGGTGCTGATGTGTTAAGGTACTGTTCGTACAAGAAGAGGCATAAAAAAAGGAACAAGTCTAAAAGCCTGTGAAGGTGGTTATTTTCTACATAAATGTTTACGTTTTAATTTCTTGGTGTACGGACTGGCTTGTGAAAGTCGTCCGTACTATTTTTTCTGGGCACTTGGTCTAATGGTAGAACATCGGCATAATTCCATTCCATGTTTGTTTGTTAGTGTTAGAAATCTCTATTGTTAGTCGAAGATGCGGGTTCGATTCCCGTAGTGCCCACAAATAATCTCAAAAATAAAGAATATGGAAACGAAAAAAATAACTAAGACTGTTTACATTGCTAATGATGGAAAAGAGTTTCTTACAGAAGAAGAATGCAAGAAGCATGAAGCGTATGTGAAAGAGATTTTGCGAAATATTTCCTATTTCTGTATCCGTTGCAGCCCTGATTTAACTGAAACAGGATACTATATGCATAGAATATATGCAGCAGTCCTTTCTAAAAATGGATTATTCAGTGAAGAAATCGCATTTCAATGGGCTTTAAAGAAGTTTGGTAGTTACTTAGGAGAAAGCGTAATGGGATATGGTTTCCAACCACGCTTTAGTGTGAGTGAAGTTTCTAAAGAAGAATATGAAGAATGTCCTGCTACTATATGGGGAGGCACTCCATTGAAAAGTGAGAAAATATTCCTTAGTCCTAAATCGGTAGAGGGATTTCCTGAAAATATTGACTACATGAAAGAATGGGGATTTAAATAATATGCCATACTACAACAAGAAACCTAAAAAGAAGAAAGAAAATCCGTTATTAAATCCGAAAGTAGGGCGAAGATAGCGCAGGGTTTCATCCGCGCAGCATCGGTTAGCCGTTGACTCTATCTGAAATGTAACGCGAAATCGGAAAGGATTGATTGTGTGTGATGTGCCCTGGGGAATACGCCCCAGGGTTTTATTTATCATAATGAGAACAAAGGTTAAGGCGTAAAAATGGCGAAGTTTCGGATTGCAAAACTTGACTATCTGAACTACCTTTACAGATGTAAAGAACTAAAAGTCAAACCATTAATATTTTAATTATGGCTGAAAGAAAAGCTAAAACAGACGTTCCTGAAAAAGATAATCAGGAAGAAAAACAGGAAGAAAAAGAAGTGCAACAGACACTTTCTGACAAAATTGTGAACATAAGAACCCTGAGAGCAAACGAGATTGAATGCCGAATAGGTACAATCAATGAGAAAGGATGCACATTGTTGCTGTACAAGGATGCCCGTGTGGATATGAGACTTCTTGATGAGGTGTTCGGACCAATGAACTGGAAGAGAGACCACGAAGTTGTGAACGGAAACCTATTCTGCACCATATCAATCTACGATGAAAAGAAAAAGGAATGGGTGAGCAAGCAGGATGTCGGAACTGAATCCAATACGGAAAAGGAGAAAGGTCAGGCTTCCGATGCATTCAAGCGTGCCGGATTCAACTGGGGGATTGGTCGAGAACTTTACTCGGCACCTTTTATTTGGGTAAAACTTGAACCAAACGAAATCTTTAAGAGCACTTCGGGAAAATGTTCTACTTATACTAAGTTCTCTGTAAGTGAGATTGAGTATGACGAGAACAGAGAGGTTAGTAAATGTATCATTGTAGACAACAATGGTGTGATAAGATACCAGTTCCCTATACCAAAGGAAAAGAAGTCTGAAAAGACTCAGCAAAATTCAAGTGTATTTTCTGGTAAACAGCTAAAGGAAGCGATTGATGAAGTAAAGGTATGTAAGAGTCGAGCCGAAGTTAATGCTGTGTGGAAAAAATACGCTGCTATGCAAAACAATCTTGAGTTTAAGAATGAGATTCAAACAATGTGTAAAAGATTTCCAAAATGATAGAGTTAGTTAAGTCAGGTGTGGTTTTCAATGAAGAGAACCACACCTATTTCCTGGGCGACAAGCAGCTTTCAGGAATAACGGGAATGATTAAGAGACAGTTGTTCCCGGATAAGTATAAGGATGTTCCTCAGTTCGTCTTAGAAAGGGCTGCAGAAAGGGGAACAAAGGTTCATCATGACTGCCAGTTTGCAGACGTTACAGGATTTGAGCCTGAAAGCCAGGAGGCAGTCAGTTATATTATGATGCGTACTGGTGCCGGTTATTCTGCACTTGACAATGAATACACTGTATCAGATGAAGAGCACTTCGCTTCAAACATTGATTGTGTCTGGGAGAAGGATGGCACTATAGCACTTGCCGACATCAAGACAACGTATAAGCCTGATATTGAATACCTCGAATGGCAGTTGTCAATATATGCGTACCTGTTCGAAAAGCAGAATCCTGAGCTGAAGGTTTCTAAACTGTACGGTGTATGGCTTTACAATGAAAAGTCAGAGCTTATTCCACTTGTCCGGAAATCTGACGTGGAGGTCAAAAGGCTGTTGCAGTGTGAGATTGATGGAACACGTTACCTTGATACTGAAACTGCACTTGAACACAAGCAGGATGAAGTACAGCTATTGCCAAAGGACGTGATAAACAAATATCTTGAAGCTGTAGCGGAAGTTGAGAGAATACAGCCGTTCATTGACGGTTTCAAGGATTCGTTGAAACGCGCAATGGTTGAACACGATGTCAAGTCGTGGGACACAGGTGTATTGAAAGCTACCATAACACCTGCAGGAATCAAAAAATCTTTCGACACTAAGAGGTTTCAATCTGAGCATCCCGAGTTGTATAAACAGTACATCAAGGAGACTGAAACTGCTGCATCTATAAGAATCACATTAAGAAAGGAGGAAGAAAATGCTTAATAAGGTAATGCTGATAGGGCATCTTGGAAAGGACCCTGATGTAAGAACGCTTGATTCCGGAACAAAAGTCTGCCAGTTCACACTGGCAACGACGGAAAAGGGATACACGTTGCAGAATGGTACTCAGGTACCGGACAGGACAGAGTGGCACAACATTGTACTATGGAAGGGGCTTGCTGAGGTTGCAGGTAAATATCTTCACAAGGGAGACAAGGTTTTTATCGAAGGTAAAATCAGATCCAGAAGTTATGAGGATAACAGTAAGGTGAAGAGATATATTACAGAGATATTCGCAGATAACATGGAGATTCTTTCAACATCTAAGAGTGGTTTACAGGATAGTAGTTCACGGAATAATTCTTCGAACGCTCCATTACCATCAGGGACTCCAAGTGATGATTTACCGTTCTGATTGTTATGGAGGCTACAATTATTAAGAAAGACGGGAAGGCCACCATGGACAAGGATTTCAACTTCATGCTAAGCCTTCTCCGTAATGGTGAATATACTCTTACCATCAAGAGAAAGACTAAGCCCAGGACGCTTGACCAGAACGCGCTCATGTGGATGTGGTTCAGATGCGTGGGTGGTGCCTTACGTGAGTTCACCGGTGAAGCGTACTGGAGTACAAAGGAAGGGGTGGAAACGATACATGACCTGTATTGTAAGAAATTCCTTACGAAGATGGTTATCACCCCGAAAGGTGAGAGGACGGAACTTGCAAGGGGCACAAAGGGACTTAGCACAATGGAGATGTCACATTTCCTGGATGCCGTCAAGACTGATATAATGACAGAATACGGAATACAGCTACCGTTACCTACAGACCAATATTATTCGGCATTTGCAGCCGAGTACGAAAACAAATATTAATATGGCAATAATTAAAGATTACGAACCGGAAGAATTGCAATTCGTTCTTCCGGAGGCAGTTCGGGAACAGTTTCCATTGGAACTGCATTTTGAGAACGCTGAGAGTGAGAAAGACATCCTTAAGGCAGTGAATGAACACTTCAATGCTTTGTTCCCTGAGAACGAGATGGCGCTGCGTTACATGGATGATGTGGAGAAATCGGACCTTCGTGGGAAATACTGCAAGCTTGTAGAGCAGGAGCTTCCTGAAGCTGAGAATGCTTTGTTGAATGCTAAGGAGGAAGCCAAACGCATCAAGACGGATGCTGAGGAAAGGTTGAATTCATTGAGCAAGCAGATTAAGGATTACGTTGCAAAAGTACAGGAAGGAACGGATGAAAAGAAACTTCCGGCTACAAAGACATTCCGTATCGCTTTGAATGGGTATTTCCTGTATTATTCCATTCTTAACGGTAAGGTCGTACTGGCCAAATCTGAAAAGATTCCATCCTACGATAAATCATCATTGTGGGCTCAGGAAGATAAGAACCGTGTAGCAATGATGGAGCTGTTCGGTCTTGACTTCCCTGCTCCTGAGAAACCTTCTGATGAAGAGTTTGACAAGGAACATGACATGCTTCCAGATAATGATGGTGAAGTTATGGGTGAAGAAGAATTCAATGACGCTGTAGGTGATGAGTAGATTGCAGCATAAGCGTGGCCGCAAGTCCAATTATGCACGTTCTCTTAACAATCCATATTGGGAAAAGGTTGCAAGGAATGTGAGGTTAAGGGATGGGCATAAGTGCAGGATTTGCGGAGCACGCTATCCTTTGGAAGTGCATCACAAACGATACAAGGTAAATGGTGTATCAATCGTAGGAAAGGAACTTGAGCACCTTGACAGCCTTGTCACTCTGTGTGCTTCCTGTCACGAAAAAGTTCATAAAGGAATATTAAGTATATGAAGTTTCAATTACGAGATTACCAGCAGAAAGCCAGTAATGCAGCTATATCACATTATAGGCTTAAGGGCGGAAAGAACTACTTGATGGTGTTGCCTACCGGTGCTGGGAAATCGATTGTTATAGCTGATATAGCGGCGAGACTTAATGAACCTTTGCTGGTGTTCCAGCCTAACAAGGAAATCCTGGAACAGAACTTCGCCAAGCTACAGACATATGGAATCTTTGATGCCGGGTGTTATTCAGCTTCTGTAAAGAGAAAGGATATAAACAGAATTACCTTCGCCACTATCGGTAGCGTATATAATCACATGGAAGATTTCAAGCATTTCAGGTATATTCTTATTGATGAATGCCATTTGGTTAACCCGACAGAAGGAATGTATGCTGATTTCTTCGCAGCTGCTGAGAGACGTATTATCGGACTTACTGCTACTCCTTACAGATTGTGCAGCACGATGAACGGTTCAATGCTAAAGTTCCTTACGCGTACAAGGCCAAGGGTTTTTTCGGACGTAATTTATTATTGTCAGGTGAGCGAACTGCTTGCAAGAGGATTCCTTACCAAACTGAAGTATTACGACTTGACAAAAATAGAACTTGTGAAAGTCAGAAAGAATTCAACTGGTGCTGACTTCGATGAAGAGAGTCTTTCAGAGGAATTTAAACGTGTTGACCTGTATGGCTATCTGATTAGCATGGTAAGAAGGTTGCTGGCTCCTAAGAGTGGAATACCGAGACGTGGAATACTGGTGTTCACGAGGTTTGTAAAGGAGGCTGAAATGCTAACCCATGAGATACCAGACAGTGCAGTGGTCAGTGGAACGACTCCGAAGAAAGAACGTGAACGGATCTTGTCAGACTTCAAGTCCGGAAAGATAAAGGTTGTTGCAAATTGCGGTGTACTCACTACAGGATTTGATTATCCTGAGCTGGATACAATCGTTCTTTGCCGGCCTACGATGTCACTTGCATTGTACTACCAGATGGTAGGTCGTGTTATCCGGCCATACCCAGGGAAGGAGGGTTGGGTGGTTGACCTGTGTGGAAACATTAAAACATTCGGTAAGGTAGAGGATTTGAGGATTGAGCAGCCTGAAAAAGGTAAATGGATGATAAAGACAAACGGGAAACAATTAACCAATGTAATACTATAGATTATGTATGTGATAAGAGGACAGATACCAAGTAAGAGTAACTGTTATAAGATAGTAAATGTCGGTGGTCATGCAAAGCTGGCCAAACAGAAGGTTCTTACTGAATATGAAAAGAATTTCTATATCCAGTGTCCGGAACGTGGGCGAATGGTCAAGGGATATTTTAAACTGGTTGCAAAGATATATTACGCAAGTAACCGTCCGGACTTGGACAATTCTCTTAAAATATTGCTTGACTGTCTGCAGTTGACTAAGACAATAGAGAATGACAGATACTGTGTACATATAGATATTCAGAAGTTCATAGATAAGAAAGAACCAAGGATTGAATATGAGGTGATACCGATAGAGTTTTAGGAGGTGGTTATGGAAAAGAAACAAAGCTATTTCTCCCATGATAGCAATGCCCGCAACTCCGAGAAGCTGATACGCTTGAGAATGCGGCACAAGGCAGCCGGATATGGCATCTTTTTTATGATACTCGAAAGGCTTCGTGAGGAACCGAATTACATGAGTGTCAAAGATTATAATGTTATAGCCTTTGACCTTCGTGAAGATGCCTCACTTATCAAGTCAGTCGTGGAGGATTTTGGGTTATTTGTCTTTACCGAGGACGGTAAGTACTTCTACTCTGAAAGCTTCTCACGCAGGATGGGTATAAAGGATGAAGAAAAGACGAGACGGTCGGAAGCCGGAAAGAAGGGCATGGCAAGAAGATGGGCGAATGCTGAAAAAACGGCTGAGAAATCAGAAGAAGATAACACTGTTATAACATTGTTATCCGAAAACAATAACAATGGTGTAACAACGGTCGAAAATTCCATAACAAGTAAAGTAAAGAAAAGAAAAGTAAAGAATAATAAAGAAAAATCTCCTAAAGGAGATACAAAGAAAGACGGACTTTCTTTGCCATCCCCAGTCAAGAATGATCCTGTTGATTTTGTCGGTCTGCAATCATACTTCAATGAAACTTTCAAGGACAAGCTGCCAATGGTAGCCAACATGACTGAAGCAAGGCGCAAGGCTGTCAAGGCACGGATAGCTGAGTATGACAAGAACACAGTATTCCTGGTACTGCAGAAGGTGGCTGCTAGTCCGTTCCTACTCGGAAACAATGACAGAAACTGGAAGTGTGACTTTGATTGGATTTTCAAGGCTGCAAACTTTACGAAGATATTGGAGGGAAATTATGACGAAAAACGAAATAGCGGCATTGCAGGCGGCAGAAAGGAATCAGTTAGCCAACTTGCGGACCTCGCCGAAGCAATACTTGCAGGCTCTTAGACCACGCAGTGTGGATGATGTATTCAAATCGGCAGAACCGGCACTTGGTATGGTAGCCAGTGAACTCGGAGAAAACCATGCACGTGCAATAGTCGTGATACTGTTGTCCGAACTGGTCGGCTTCTTCAACGCATCCAATACGATGAATGACTCTCAGGTAGCCATAACGACAGACCTTATAATCGAGGAATACCCCTACTTTAAGGTGGATGATCTGAAGCTTGTGTTCAGGAATGCGATGAAAGGCAGATATGGTGATATATACAACCGTCTGGATGGTTCGGTAATCATGGGATGGCTTCGTCAGTACAACAAGGAGAGATGCGCAAGGGCTGATGTATTATCTTACAATGAGCATAAGCGGATGAACGAAACTGAAGGTGGCGGTCTGTACTATGAGGATTACATAAGGATGCTGCAGGAAAGGGCTGCCAGCGGCGACAGGGAAGCGCAGGAAGCCTTGAACAGGTCAAATGAAACACTTGCCTTCATGAAACGGAAAAGACTGGAAAAGCAGAAAAAACAGCTTGAGGATTATGACAGAAAACTTGCAGAAGAAAGAGTTCGAAATCAAATTCAACAAAAAGGGAATGCATAAAAAGAATGATATATGCAGTTTCTTCGGATGGAAGAATGTGCATCTTACCGTCAATGGGCATTGTATTGTATCAGTGCTTCCAGAGCATCTTGAAGCCTTCGAGGAGACTGCAAGGCGTCATTCCTTCTCAATAATAAAAAGGCTGTAAAATGGCGAAGTTTCTGATTGCATAACTTGCCAATCTGAATTATCTTTACTGATGTAATAAACTAAAAGTCAAACTATTAAATATAAAATTATGGCAGAAATTCAAAAACTACCGGTGATGTTCATACAGCCGTCACCAATGAATCCTCGTAAAACTTTTGATGAAGCGAAGATTGAGGAACTCGCTCAGAATATTGAAGAACAGGGCTTGTTACAGCCTATCACAGTCAGGAAAATCAGCGATGAAGAAACACATATTGATGAAGAAACCGGCGAGGTTGTATCTGTAGAACCGAGGTACGAGATTGTATGCGGTGAAAGACGTTTCCGAGCATGGAATATGCTGGCTAAAAAATCTGACAAGTACAATGAAATACCTTGCATAGTAAGGGAAATGACTGACGAACAGGCTTTCGACGCTATGATAACAGAGAATTTGCAGCGCCAGGATGTAGATCCTGTTGAGGAAGCGATAGCATTTTCCTTGCTTCTTGAAAACGGAAATGCGGTTGAGGACATTGCTGTCAGATTCGGTAAGTCAATCAGATTCATTCAGGACAGAGTTAAGCTGAAAGGGCTTATTCCTGAGCTTATAGATATGTTAAGACAGGAACTTATCCCAATATCAGGAGCAATGTTGCTGGCTAAACTCGATATAGATGCGCAGAAAGAATTCTATAATGAGAATATGAATGGTGAGAGTGCTGCAAGCATATCTGATATAAAGGAATATATTGATGACTTGTTCTGTGTTATTGATAAGGCACAGTTCTTTTCTGAGGATAATTTCAGTGATTCGATTCCATCATGTTCCAGATGCATCAATAATACGGCAAATCATGGGTGCCTTTTCTATGAAATGAAAGGAAAGGAACAGAAGTGCATTAATCGTGAATGTTTCGAGAAGAAGCAGCAGGAATATGTCAAATACCGTGTCATGAAGGAGGCTGACAATCTTGTTAAAAAGGGAGAGCCGCTGACATTCGGAAAATCAGTCATTCTAATTGAATCTCCAGAATCATGGGATAATGAAAATGAGAAGAAGAGAAAGGAAGATGCAGTTAGGATGTACAATGATATGGGATTTGTGGTGGTGTATGATAACGTATTCGACCATCAATGCTGGTATAATGAGGGTGATGAAAGGATTGCAGAGAAGCTCGAAAATAATGAGTTGTATAGATGCATTGAGGTTCTTAATTATAGAAGGCCTGAATTCAAGGTTTCTTTTTATTATCTCAAGAAATCTTCATCTGTTAAAGGTGCTTGTACTGTATCAAAGCAGATTGAGGCAGAGAATATCAGACAGAAGATTAAGCGCAATAAGGAACTCATGGTTGAGAAGTCAACTGAAACCATGCGTAAATGGGCAGATGATATGACTGACTATACAAGAAAATCCGATGGAATGACATTGAACGAGCAGACAATTTTGGATGTGTTGGTGTTGAAGAATTGTGGGTATCAGTTCCTTAATTCAATAGGACTGAAAACAGGTCAGATGGATATGGTGAAATATGTTACAGATAATGCTAAGGATAGAAACAGATGGTACAGAGAATTTATTCGTACAAAATTATCTGAAGCTTCTGTAATGTATGACAGTCAGTTGAAGGAATTGCAGAATATGCTTTTCAGCGAGCAATATCCTGAAAAGTACAATGAGATGACTTCAAAACTCAAAAGTGCATACTCCAAGAAGGAAGAGAAGATGAATGAGAGACTTAAGGAACTTGAAAGTGAGCAGTAAATTAGAATACGGAGGAGTCATTTAGACTCCTCTTTTGTTTAACCTTAACAACCATTATGGAGAAAATTCATTCGCCCTGAATCATTTGCTTAATTGATATATAGTCCGATAACAATAACTTAGATAATTATGATTACGTTAAACAGACTTGCAAAAAGATGTTTTGATATAGCGTTGAAGCGAAAAAAAATGACAGAAACTACTTCTCCTAAAGCCGTAGTGCTGGCCATATCGTCAGAATGGAGGGAACTTGCTGAAGCTGGTAAGGAGCGAAGCAATCATATACCATCCTGGAGTGAACGTGAGGAAGAAGCCGCAGATGTCATAATAGCTACGCTTACCTATCTTGAGAAGATAGGATGCAATGACATCGAACAACTATTGAAGGATAAGGTTGAGTTTAATTCATACCGCGTTGACTAAGTGATGTTCCGGCTATTGTGTGATGTTGATTATTAGTGTTGTTGATTAATAGTTGGTATATGACAACAGAATTTGATTTCAAAACAATCCAGATCAGTTTGCTGGATTTCAACAAGGGCCAGCTTGATGGCCTTCCGAAAAATCCCCGGTTCTTCAGGGATTACCGTTATGATGCAATGAAGAAAAGCATAGAGGACAGTCCTGAGATGCTTAATCTTCGTGAACTAATTGTCTATCCTGTAGGAGAAAGATACATTGTAGTGTGCGGTAATTTAAGACTTAGGGCCTGCAAGGAACTTGGGTACAAGGAACTTCCTTGCAAGGTTCTAAATCATGAGACTCCTGTAAAGAAGCTGCGTGAATATGCGACAAAGGATAACGTGTCATTCGGTGAGAATGATATGGACGTGATGATGAACGACTGGGACAAGTCTGAACTTCAGGACTGGGGTATTGAGTTTGCTCCGGAACCTGAAAAGGACGAATTCAAGGAGCGTTTCGAAGCCATAACGGATGAAACTGCTGTTTATCCACTTATACCCAAGTATGATGAAAAATATGAGCTATTCATCATTATGTCTGCTAGTGAAGTGGATAGCAACTGGTTACGTGAAGCACTTGACATGCAGCACATGCAGAGTTACAAGACCGGCAAAGTGAGCAAAAGCAATGTAGTTGATATTAAGGATGTACGCCATGCAATTGAGAATCGTAATACCAAGTCATAAGCGACATGACAGGGTGTTCGCTAAAAAGCTGGTGAACGACCCGATAATCTGTGTGGCAGAGAGCCAGGCGGACCTATACAGACAGTTCAATCCGGATTGTGAGATAGTCACTCATCCGGACGATGTTGTAGGACTCATCCCCAAACGTAACTGGATGGCTAAGCATTTCGGAAACCTGTTCATGCTTGACGATGATGTCCACGCCTGCAAATCTATATGTGTAGAAAAAGGAGAACCGTCGAGGATTAAGGATAAGAACGAGATAACGCGTATAATATTCAATCTTGCCGAGATTGCTCAGATGCTGGATGTGCATCTGTTCGGATTTACTGCACGAATATCTCCGGTCATGTACGATGAAACTGCATTTCTATCGTTGTCAAAGATGATAACCGGATGTTCTTATGGAGTGTTTTACAACAAGAACACATGGTGGAATGAAGAGCTCAGGCTTAAGGAGGATTTCTGGATTTCCTGTTACATGAAGTACAAGGAAAGGAGGATACTTACTGACCTTAGATACAACTTCGAGCAGAAATCCACATTCGTCAATTCGGGAGGTCTTGCCGCATTCCGGAACCAGGCAGAGGAGCAGCGTTCAATAATGCTTATCAAGAAGCATTTCGGAGACAGCATTAATCTGAAGGGAAGCACAAATAACGGTAAGGACAAAACAAAGCAGCTTGTTAAGTACAATATAACTTGCAAGTTCAAGTTTTGAAAATGGCGTAAAAATGGCGAAGTTTCTGTTTGCAAAACTTGTCATTCTGTATTAATTTTACTGATTTAAGATAATAAATGTCAATGATTTATGATTATCAGAACTGTTAGAGGATATGATTTTTTTGAGGTGTCGTCAGCGATGCAGAAGGCTATAAGACGGGCTGACACTGCTGTTGCCGGATATTTTGCCTTGGAACTGTGGACAAGCGGTTACAGGGATTATGTCTGGAAGCGTTTATATACGATTTCCGCTGAAGATTGCTATGGACTTATTACGTCTGAAATTGAAGCATTGTGGCAAGGACACGAACTTGTCAACAAGTCCTCAAAGGAGCCAAAAGGTAGAATATTTGTCAGCAAGGCAGTAATACTTCTGTGCGAGTGTCGTAAGTGCAGGGACGCTGACCACCTGCAGAACTTCATTTACGACAAACTTCTGATAGATGCAGATGAATGGTTGGAAGATGTAAGGCTAAATCCGATACCAATTCCTTCATATACATTCGATGTACATACCAGAAGAGGAAAGAAGATGGGACGGACAAAAGAGGAATTTTTCAGAGATGAATATGAATCTTTGAATCCCAGGGAAAAGGGACTGTTTGATGGGCTTTTAGAATGATTGATAAAAATATAGCAAAAATGTTATGTTTTTATTTGGAATATTATAGCAAAAACGCTATCTTTGCAATGTCTTAATAAATAAACGGTCTTTTAAATTATGAAGTACAATCAGTTTTTTGCGGAATTGACCGCAGCAGGTTGTTACGTTCTCAGGCACGGGGCTAACCACGATATTTGGTACAGTCCCAAGACGGGAAACAAGTTTGCTTTGTCAAGGCACGGCAAACAGGAAGTACCTACCGGGATGGAACGTAAAGCAAGAAAGGTTCTTTTGGGGGAATAATCCCCCAACCTTTTTGCACTTCATGGTTGGAAGATGTTTTTTGTTGAGACAATTGGGGGCGGCATAATGCCGTACCCCTTTTACTAAAAAAGAGGAAGTATGAAAGTTACGGCAATTATGGAAAAGGCAAAGGACGGGCATTATTCTTGCTATGTGGAGGAAGATTTGCCCGGTTTCGGATTATCTGGCTTTGGTGATACTGCTGAAGCAGCAAAAGGGGATATGCTGGAAGCATATAAGGAAATAAAGGAAATACAGGCTGAGGAAGGTAAGGAAGTTCCGGAACTGGAATTTGTATATAAATATGATATGCAGTCTTTCTTTGATTATTTCTCTTTCCTGAACGTAACGAAAGTGGCAGAATTGGCTGGTATCAATCCGTCTTTGATGCGTCAATATACATCAGGAGTAACCAATGCCGGACAAAAACAGTATGACAAAATACGTGTAGCAGTGGAAAGAATTTCTAAAGAGCTTTCCGAAGCAACATTCTAAGATAATGTACCGCCGTGAGGCGAGACCGTTTATTAAGACAATCAAGCCCTGTTCCGCATTTTGATGGAGCAGGGCTTTTTATTTGTCGCTATGCGTTATAAAAAATGACCTGTCGTTTCGATTAAAACGTCCTGTCGTTTTACTCAAAACGCCTTGTCGTTTTTTTAAGTATTATATTTTGTAGCGAAAATGTTACTTTGTATTGTATGAGAAAGTTAAAGCCGGAACGTTATGCTTCCGGCTCTTGTATTTCCTTAAACATCTAACTCCAATAACTTTCTTAAATCCTCAAACGAGTGAATTTTGGATTAAACATTTGGATTCAACTTTATCTCCTTGCCACAGTGAGGGCAGTGTATAACTCCTTCTTTAGGTTTATCAAAGAGTTCAGGGATTTCAACCCCCAACGCATCTGCAATTTCTGATAGCCTATCCATATTAAACTTATTACGAGAAACAGCCTGTGAGAAAGAAACAGGTTGAATTCCTAACTTATCGGCGAGTTGGGCTTGCGTTATACCCTTTTCTCTGCAAAGTTCCTTAATTCTTAATTCTGTATTTGCCATATATCTCTTGTTTTTGGCACAAATATAATAAATATAGTTTATATACGAAACAAATATAAGATATTTATTTACTTATGCTATATTCTATGTAAATGAGTGTGAATTTAGCATCAATACTATATAAATAGCGTTAAATATAGTATTAATACATAATGAATACTTGTTTATTTCGCATGTATGCTATACATTTGCATCAACAAAGTAATAAAACAGATAACTATAAATATAAGAACTATGGCAGCAACATTCAAAACTCAGTTAAGTTCAATCATGCGTATGGCATGGATGTTTGTAAAGAAGTACGGTTTCAGCATGGGAGAAGCATTAAAGCAAGCATGGCTCAATGCAAAACTGAAACAAGAGTTGAACAAACGTATAGTAAAGTTCTACTTTCAGAAGATAAACGGTGAAGTCCGTGAGGCGTGGGGAACACTTGCAAGCGACAAGATACCTGCTATTGCTGGAACAGACAACAGGAAGAAGAATGATAGCATACAGACCTATTATGATACTGTCAAAGAAGAATGGCGGTGCTTTAAAATCGCAAACCTAATAAGAATAGCTTAATATAAACAAAGTAAGTGGGCGTTAGTAGCACCCACTTACATAAAATCAATAATAAAATGAATACTTCAATTATCAATTTCGATTACAAAGGTAATCAAATTTCTTTTGAAAGAGGCAATGATGTTATGGTTAATTTAACGGCTATGGCAAAACCATATCCAAACAAGAATTTAACCAACATAATTAACTCGCAAGAAATCAGAGATTATTGTAATTCTCTCACCAAACTACAAAATTATAGTTTGGCTGATTTACTGATAGTTAAGCGTGGTGGTGATAATCCAGGTACATGGGCGCATCGTCTTGTTGCTATCCGTGTCGCTCAAAAGCTAAATTCAGATTTGGCAGTATGGGTGGATATGAAGATAGAAGAACTCATGCGAACTGGCGTAACCACCGTAAGCAATGATGATGAAGCGATAGCTTATGCTATGCAAGTCTTAAACAAGCGTCTTGAACAGACAAGGCAAGAAAAAGCAATGCTTGAACAGCAGAACAACTATTTAACTACTGAAATAAAGCAGTCAGCCCCTAAAGTAAAGTATTATGATGACTGTCTGCAATCGGTAAATACATTGACTACTACACAAGTGGCCAAGCAGATAGGACTGGATGCAGAGAAATTACATAAAAAGCTCAAAGAGATAGGGGTAATATACCGCCAGTCAGGTCAATGGCTTTTACATTCTCCGTATTCCACATGGGGACTACATGCAACACGCACGCAGACTTATACACGTTCTGACGGTTCTACAGGTACAAGTATATATACGGTTTGGACTGAAAAAGGAAGACGGTTTATCATCGCACTATATCAGGAAGGATTTGACTTGAAAAAGGCTATCAAACTGTTATAAGAATAAATTCAATAAGCATTTATATAGAATATCATATACGTTTTAGAATTATAGATTATGGGTAGAAATGTTGCTAAAACTCAATCATTTGAAGTATTGAGTCAACGTATAAACGAACTTGAAATGATATGCTCTCAACTTAGTGTGATGATGAGAAAGATAGAAATGAATTTTGAAATCGATACAAAAATCCAGAAACTTTTGGATAGTGCAAAGGAGCAATGCGAAGTATCCGGAAGAACTGTTACAAATAATATCCATTTACATGTGATAAGAGGAGGTAAATATGAAGAAGTCTGAATACTATTCTAAAATAGCATCATTATATCCATTATTATTGTGGTTCTCTTATCGTTATTGTAGAATAGAAGATGACAGAAAGGATCTTGTCATGGATACAATCTGCAAAATGCTTGAGAGCTATGATAAATATAATCCTGAATATGATATAAACTTGTGGGGGTATGTGATAATGAAAAATCTGTATTGTACGAGATATAAAAGGTCTAAAATTATAGGTTTTATTGATGTTGAAATGATTGATGAACCTGCTGTTATAGATGTTGATGTAAGTATTACAATTATGCTTGAAGAAGTAAGTAAGATTCTATTAGATAGAAGAGTAAAACGTGATGAAGTCATTCTTTTTTCAGAGGGATATTCATATGATGAGATTGGCATTATAAAAAAGATTCCATTAGGAACTGTGAAAAGTAGAATTTCGGATAGCCGTAAACTTCTTAGAAGGTTTTATTTAAGAAGGGTTTAGTTATGATGAAATTTGCCATAAAAGAACAGAATCATAATATAGTTAAGTTATCCTTTCTTGGGACGTATGAAGTATGAGGATATGAATAAATAAAAATTCAATATAACATATACGAAAAGCGGTGAGATTGATTTTCCACCGCTTTTTTTGTATATATGCCAATATAGCTCATTTTTCAAGATTTTGCCGTTTTGTGAAACGTGCTTATATTCTTCGTAAATTAGCTACATAAGTAACCATATACTTGAGATTAAAAGAGTATTTCAGATATTATATCCCAAAGTATTTGGATTCTTTGATACTCATTTTCCTGTTCAACGTAAAGTTCATAAATAATACGTAGCAGAAGTTTGTATAATAAATATTTCATTATGAATCTTGCTCTCGGTAATATCAGTGGACCAACTTGGCACACTTCACCCGAAAAGCGAGATTTGCTTCTGCTTCTGCGAATGTACTGATTCGTTCTTTTATGGTAGTGACGAAATTGGGTAAATGTGTAGTGGGTTTGAAATTAATGGTGTGTGAATTTTGTAAACTGATTAAATAAAAATTTGATTCATGAAAGCAAAGAAAAAACATGTTTTGGGCCTTCTCATCAAGTTGTGTGAGTTGGTTATGTTAACAATTTTATTATCATCGTTGATAATCTTGGGTGATTTTGATATACCCTCTGATTGGGTTTATCTAGCGTCTGCAGCAGTTTCATTTCTCATTCTATATGTGTTCTACTGGGAGCGTGGAACATATTATTTTGTCTCATTCGTCGCTGGCGGAGTGCCAGGAAGGGTGTTCCTGAAGTTTGATGAACGTGTTTCTCTTGATGTGATTGAGAACACCATATCCGGCCTGTATTCCGGTGAACGTGTACTTGTTACCGGATATAAGACCGTCAGCAGATATGAGTACGAACTTAATATCAAGTCCTGATGGAACATTATCAGTCCAAAGGAGTAATATTTATGATTGTGGCTGTCCTGTTCTGCTATTCCATCGGGATGGTTGAGCAGGATACAGCACTTCTGATAATAATAGTGATGTTACTGGGTAACATACTGAATGTTTTATGTAAAATTCTAAACAAGCTGTGATGATGAAAATTGTCGTAACCGGCAGTGAAGGCTTTATAGGTAAAGCCCTCTGCAAGAATCTGAGAAGTCGTGGTGTTGAAGTGGTCGGTATCGACCGTGTGTGTGGAACTGAAGCTGCCGGCGTTCCGTGCCTTCTGGCCGGGGGTGGAATCGATGCTGTTATACATCTTGCCGCACAGACCAGTGTTTTCAATTCGGATCATGAAAAAATACTTCGTGACAACATTGATTCATTCGTAGCGATAGCTGACGGATGTAACCGGTTCGGGGTGAAACTGGTGTATGCCAGCTCTTCCACGGCAAATCCATGCAACACGACAAGTATGTACGGTGTCAGCAAGCACTTTGACGAAGTGTATGCTTCATTATATTGCAAGAAAGCTACAGGTGTTCGCCTTCATAACGTGTACGGACCTGACCAGCGGAAAGGGACTCTTCTCTATGCTCTCATGAATTCGGAAAAGGTCAGTCTGTATAATGGGGGAATGAACACCAGGTGCTTCACCTACATAGATGATGTGGTGGACGGGTTGATATATGCGATAGGTTCTGACAAGAAGCTGGTAAACATTGTCAATCCTGAATCTTGTACAATACTTCAATTTGCGGAAGAAGTAAGGAAATACAATGGCGTTGATATTCAGTGTGTTTCCGAAAAGAGAGAATTCGACAATCCTGTACAATCTGTCGATGAAGGTATTTTTTCAGTACCTTTGAATTACACCTCAGTCAGTAAAGGGATAGCAAAGGTTTTTGGCTGTGAGGAAAGGTAGAAAGATAAGGATTGATGACTGGGACAAACCCGCCCGCGGCTGGAGGAAATACGAAAGGTTATGCAATATGCAGCCTAAAGTAAGAATCCACCGTAAGGGCGGGTTTTATTACATATCCCTGTTTGCAAGAACAAAGGATGGAATTCCATTTGAGGAAATCAAGAGTTCGGGTGAGTGTGCAGAAGTCATTTCGGAATCCGCCACGGAACTGATACTTTCATTGATACGGCCGGACGATGAATGGTGCATAATTACCACACCGAAGCGCAGGCACATCACAGAGTACCATTTCGCCACTGACATTTGCCAAAAAATTGCCCAGGGGGTGAAAATAAAATTCTATGAATCTGCAATGCAGTGCCTCAACAGGACACGTATCAATCCTGAGTTTTATCTTCTCCGGCCAATTAAGGAACAGAGAGTAATACTCTTTGATGACATCTGCACGACAGGAAGTACATTAACAGCAGCCTACGATTTGCTGAAAGACCGGAAACAGGTAATCTGCATCGTCGGCATTAATAACCATTAGCCTATGAGGAAATTGACCGAAAAACAGGAAAAGTTCTGCAATTATTACCTTGACTGTGACGGTAATGCAAGTGAAGCATACAGGATGGCCTATGACGCATCAAAGATGCAGCCTGAGACGATATGGAGCAATGCAAGCCGGATGCTTGCAAGTAACAAGGTTTCAGCAAGGATAGACGAATTAAAGGCCCAACGTGCAGAAGCATCGAAAATTAGCCGTGATAAGGTGGAAAAGGTTCTCATGGATATTGTCATGATGGACCCGAACGATTTGTATCTTGTAGATCCTGTAACAGGAAAGATAAAACTTAAATCCCCAAGCCAGATGCCGAAGCGTGTGAGAAATGCCATGAAGAAGATAAGCAATGACAAGGGTAAGGTAAGCTATGAGTTCAATGGTAAGGTGGAAGCGGCGAAGCTTCTGGCCAGCATGAATGGGTGGAATGCTCCTCAACAGATAGCATTTACTGGTAAAGATGGCGAAAAAACGAACGAAATACGCATAGGTTTTGATGATGAAACTGAATAAAATCTAAAGAATAGGATAATTATGTGAGAAAAATATCGGGGGTTATACAAGAAATAATACGAAGAATCTCAAGAATAGAACAAAAGTAGCTGGCTATGATAGTAAATCACAAGAAACTCAATCCGAATGCATTCTATCTGCTGAAATATCTAAATGATGCCACACTTCGATTCATCATCTTGTATGGTGGTTCATCATCGAGCAAGTCTTTCAGCGTAGCACAGTGCGTGCTGATACAGACATTGCAGGACGGTGAGAATACGCTTGTGATGAGAAAGGTAGGAGCATCCATCAGCAAAACCATATATGAGGATTATAAGGTAGCTGCATCATTGTTAGGAATCACACAATACTTCAAGTTCAACCAGAATGTAATCCGTTGCCTGTATAACGGTGCGAAGATTGACTTCTCAGGTTTGGATGATCCGGAAAAGATTAAGGGTATCAGTAACTATAAGAGGGTTCAGCTTGAAGAGTTGTCAGAGTTTGAGTATGCCGACCTGAAGCAGATGCGTAAGCGTCTGCGTGGTAAGAAGGGGCAGCAGATTATTGCCGACTTCAACCCGATATCAGAGACAAACTGGATAAAGAAGGACTGGCTGGACAACGAGAAACTGCATGATGTCCCTATGGTTGTAGAGATTGGCGGACGTATAATACCTTCAGAGCTGACAAAGGTGAAGTCTTTGAAGATGAACGAGGGACGCTCAATAGTGAATCCTGTAACTAAGGAAATTGAGGAGTATCCTCCCAATATGGTCGTGATCCAGACAACATACCTGAATAACTTCTGGGTTGTAGGTTCCCCTGATGGAACGTATGGATACTACGATGAGCAGTGTGTGATGGACTTTGAGCATGACCGTATTCATGACCCGGACTACTACAACGTGTATGCGTTGGGAGAGTGGGGCGTAATCAAGACCGGAAACGAGTTCCTCGGTTCGTTCAATGTAGGAAAGAACAGCGGTGAATACAGTTACATACCTGGATTGCCGATTCATCTTTCAGTGGACAGCAACGTATTGCCGTACATATCTGTCGGCTACTGGCAGGTAGACCTGAGCAAAGGTAAGGATATGTACCAGATTGCTGAGACCACGGCAGACAGCCCTAACAACAGCGCAAGAAGAGCTGCGAAACTGGTATCCAAGCGACTGCATGAGTTTGGATATGACGATAAAATTTATCTTCATGGTGACGCATCAGCAAAAGCGGCCAACACTATCGACGATGAGAAGCGTTCATTCATGGACCTGTTCATTGAAACATTGAAGAAAGACAACTGGATTGTTGAGGATAAGGTTGGTAAAAGGAACCCGTCCGTATCCATGACCGGTGAGTTTGTCAATGCTGTTTTTGAGAAATCATTGCCCGGCCTCAGCATAAGCATAGACGATAGTTGCAGGGTATCAATCGAGGACTACCAGAGCGTACAGAAGGATGCTAATGGCGCAATCCTCAAGACAAAGATAAAGGACAGCGTAACGAAACAATCCTATGAGGAACACGGGCACCTTACCGATACTTTGAGATATGTTGTACATGACATCATGTACGAGGAGTATTCCCAGTTCTCGAGCCGTCGTAAACGCAACATGTATTCTGACAGAAGCGTGTTCGGATTCTTCAATCCTTCAGTCGAGTATCAGTATTCACATAAGATAGTGTACATCATGCCGAATGTTGGAGGAAAGTTCTATATGTGTCAGGTTGCAAAGTGTGGAGGAAAATGGCATGTTCTTGACCTCGTAATGCGTGAAACTGTATCACTCGAAGAGATGAAGTCTGTTATATGTTCACATGATGCAGGAACGTACATCGTGGAATCGTCACCTGCATATTACCAAATGGCAAGGGAACTGAGAAATACGCTTCCGGAAGTAAGGATTAAGAAGGAATATCAGGATATGGATAAAAGAATAGCTGCTACATCCGATTTCATCAAGTCATACTTCCTGCTTTCTGAGACCGGTATGGAAAATGATGAGTATATGGCATTCATAACTGAAGTTCTTGACTACAATGATGAAAATATAAGTGGAGCCAGTGCTTTGTTGAGTGGTATGGCATATCACATCATAAAATTAGGGTAAGCTTGGTTTAATTTACAATATATTGATACATAGTGATTTATTTGCATTTTAACCAAACAGGAAAAATGCAAGATTTTTGCAAAATCAACATCGTATATACCCATAATTTATCTTTGTCATATAAGGATAAACTATGGGATATACAATTTTAAAACAGGATACTATTCCGGCATGTGCTGGGCTGAAAATGGCCAGTGAACCACAGACTATATCAACACCAAAGGAGGGTGTAAAAGATAGTGGTTATATTGACCGTTGTGACGTGCATGAGTTATTCGTATCCCCACTGGTTTGCGGTCATAATTACATGGAACTGTTCCGTTCAGTTCCAGAAGTATTCTTTCCGATTGATTACATTGCTTCACGTATATCAGGTTCCGGATTTCAATTGAAGAAGGTAAAGGATGACAGCGTGGTTTGGGAGAACAAGAGAATGAACCAGATTCTCACAAAGCCAAATTGTCTTATGTCCTGGAACGAGATGATATATTCCCACTTCGTATATAAGCTGTGTACTGGCAATGCCTTCTTTCGTGCAGCTATGGGAGAAACATTCAAGAACCAGCCTAAGTGGAAATGGTGTGATAACTTTTGGGAACTTCCTGCTGATTTTGTTAATGTAGAGCCTAACAGAAGTGTCAATAGTCCAATCTTTGGAATAGCATCTGAAGATGATATTATCCGTTGTTACCGTCTGAATTACGGATATGTGAGTACGATGGAAATTCCTTCTTATCAGATATGGCATGACCGTGACGGCTCACCTGAATATATGTCAATCAACGGATTCCTGAAATCACAGAGTCGGTTGGCTGCACATCTGAAACCTATTTCCAACCTTCTTGCTGTATATGAAGCGAGAAACGTGATTTACGTTAAACGTGGTGGTTTGGGTTTCCTGGTATCAAACAAGAAGGATGAAGCCGGTACTGCAGCAATGACAGAAGATGAAAAGAAGGAAATACTTGACAGTCATTTTGGGAAATTCGGGCTGGACCAACGTAGGCTTCCGTATGGATTAAGTGACGTTCCCTTGTCATTCGTAAGAACAAACCTTACCATCAGTGAGTTGCAGCCATTTGAGGAAACTCTTACTGATGCTATTCAGATAGCCGGAGCATACGGTATCCCCTCAGTTCTGGTACCGCGTAAGGACCAGTCAACATTCAGCAATCAAGCAACCGCGGAAAAGGCTGTATATACATCTACCATCATACCGATGGCCAAGAAATTCTGCAAGCAGCTAACTGCATTTCTTGGTCTTGAGGAAGGTGGATATTATTTGGACTGTGATTTCTCTGATGTGGATTGTCTGCAGCAGGGGTTGAAAGAGGCAGAGGAAGTGAAAACACTTATAAATACCAGATGTAAGGAACAGTTCCTGAGCGGACTCATCAGTATCAATGACTGGCGAGCGCAAATCAAGGAAAGCAGATTCGAAGAACCTATGTTTGACAAGACTTTGTTCGAGATGTCAGACGAGGAGAGAGAGATAGTAAAGAATGTAATTAGTCTTAACACAAAAAGTGAAGTTGAGAATGGAAGAGAAAACCAAGAGCCTACAGTACAGAACGAAGGCGAATGATGTGGATGAGAAGGGTATCGTAACGGTAGCTGTGAACGGTATCGGTGTGAAAGACTCACAGAACGACATTTCCATGCCTGGTTCCTTTAACAAGACGTTGAAGGAAAATATCGGCAGGATGAGATGGTTTCTGAATCACCGTACAGACCAGTTGCTTGGCGTTCCATTGAGCGGAGAAGAAAAAGAAGGAAACCTAATCATGGTTGGCCAGCTTAATCTTGAGAAGCAGATTGGACGTGATACATTGGCGGATTACAAGCTGTATGCTGAGAATGGAAGAACACTTGAACACTCTATCGGTGTGAAAGCAATCAAGCGTGACGAGACTGACCCGTGTAAGGTGCTTGAATGGAAGATGTACGAATATTCTACTTTAACAAGTTGGGGGAGCAATCCTCAGACATTCCTTGTAAACCTCAAATCGGGTACACAGGAGCAGGTGAAAGATGCCATTGAATTTGTCCGGAAAGCGTTCAGGAATACCGATTATTCGGAAGAACGATTAAAACAATATGATATGGAATTGAATCTACTTCTTAAAGCAATTAATGGAGGTAACGTGGTAACTTGTCCCCATTGTGGCCATCAGTTCGACTATGATTCACAGAATGAGGTGACATTCTCACAGCAGGTTCTTGATTATGCTAATATGTATTCAAGATGGCTTACTGACCGTATTGTCAGTCAGGAGATAGACAAGCTGGAACCGGAAGTGCGTGCTGATGTCATTGCACTTATTGATTCCGTGAAGTCTGAAGGACAGGAACTGACAGAAAAATCAGTACAGAATTTCATGGCATACGTCCGTTGTCCGGCATGTTATGGGAGAGTATATAGAAGTAACGCCTTGTTGCAGGATAATAGCACAAACATCTTCTCCGGAAAGTCTGAGCCGTTGAATGACACTCAGGATAAAACTGACGGTAAGCAAGAAGATGATGATGTTAAGAAAAAAGCCGCTGATAGCACTTCTTTCTTCGGTCCTTTGAATGAGGTATTTAGTAATAATGATTAAAATTTTAATTGAAGATGAAGAAATTTACAGTTGCAGATTTCGGTCTTAAGACTGACGGCCTTCCTCAGGAACAGGCTACATTTATGAACAACATCGCACAGATGATGTGTAATGTCATCAACAAGGCGATGGAGGGTGTTATCTCTCCGGAAGATATGGAAAGCAAATTGAAGGGGCTTAACGAAAAGCTGAACGGCTATGATGATGAGAAGTTCAAGCAGCTTGCCAAGGATAACGAGGAACTCATTAAAACGGTTAAAGGTCTTGGTGAGACTATCGAGAAGCTGAAATCTAAAGGTATCGGCATGGAAGTTATCAACAAGTTTGATGAAAAACTGAACGAAATGCTTGATTCAGAGAAATTCAAGGAATTCGCGTCTGGTAATTGCCGTAAGTCGGGTGTGTTTGACGGTTTCTGCTTGAAGGATATTGTTTCCATGACAGATAACTATACAGGAGACCACCTTACTACTCAGCAGCAGAATCGTGTAGTTTCGCAGGTAGCCAACAAGCGTGTCCATATGCGTGATGTTATCACTACATTGCAGGGAGATCCGAAGTACCCGAATCTTGCGTTCACACAGGTGTACGATTTTGACAGAAATGCGCGTTATGTTACTGAGAATGGAAAGCTTCCCGAATCCAGCATTAAAGTGAAGGAACAACAGACAGGTACGAAGCGTCTTGGTACTCATATCCGTCTGTCAAAGAGAATGCTCAAGAGCCGTGTATTTATTCGGTCATTCATTCTAAAGATGCTGCCTGAGGCTGTATACAATGCTGAAGACTGGAACATTCTGTTTGGTGACGGAAATGGAGAAAACCTGCTTGGCATTGTAAACCATTCAGGGGTGCATCCTATTGAGGAAATCATCAGTGATTCCATTGTCAGCGGTACTGCAGGTTCCGTCAAGTCTGTATCCGGATGTAACTCAAACAAGGATACGATTGTGGAGTTCACAAATCCGCAGGACTTGATTCTCGACGGAATGACAATCACATTTACAGGAGCCACAGGAATTACTGCTCTTAACAGCGCAAACCAGTTGGTCAAGATGAATGACCGTCAGATTCTATTGAAGGGCGTTGCGTACTCGGAAGAGACTTCTACTGCATCAATGACATTCAAGGTAAGCAATAGTGCGTTCAAATCCGTAGAGGAGCCAAACTCTTTGGATGTTGTCAAGACTGGTTTCGCTGTAATGACGTACGCTCAGTACACTCCAAATGCAATTGCTTTGAATCCTATTACTGTGAACGCTATTGAGTCTGAGAAGGACACGACTGGTCGTAATCTTGGTATCATAACTACCGTAAACGGTGTGAAATATATTGCAGGTCGTCCTATTATCGAAACCAACAATATTCTGCCAGGGAAATATCTTATCGGTGATTTCAATATGGCTGCTTCCCTTGTTGATTACACCTCTTTGACTCTTGAATGGGCTGAGGACGTTGAAAGTAAGCTGCAGAACGAAGTTGTACTCATTGCTCAGGAAGAAGTAATTTTCCCAGTATATATGCCGTGGGCATTCGCTTATGGAAGCCTGTCAGCATTGAAAGAAGCAATCACTAAAGCATGATGCTTATGTATTTGATTAATGGAGATAAGAAGGCTCTTGAAGCTGTAATAAAAGAACAGCGTATCCGAATTGGCCGTGGGTTGATTACCATCACCCCGGTCTCGGAAGCTGGACTTGTGTCTGAGGAAGATGTCGAAAAGGCATTAGAGAGCAAACAGAAGGTTATAGATGAGCTTTCTGTTGAGAATGAGAGTCAAAAGAAAGAAATTGATGAACTGAAAGCCAAACTGGCAGAACTTGATTCACATGTGGATGATCACAAAGATGTTGAAGACGCAGACTCTAAAGAAGTCGAGCAAACCGACACTAAAGAGGTTTCTGCCGAAGATGAAAAGGCAGCCGTTGTTCAGGACGAGAAAAAGGTTTCTGCTTCGAAAGCGAAAAAATAAGGAATTGCCATGTTGATTGATGTGTCATATTTTGTATCAGGCCCACGTCATATTCTAAACGCCTCAACATCAAAGACGGCCGGTGCCGATTCTTTAGCAGTAACCGGTCATATTGAAGCATATATCAAGAAGTTGCAGTCTGTTTTTCTTGAATCCATGCTCGGTGAGAAGGAAGCAGGTTATGCAATGGATTACCTTGATATGTCTGATGAAGAAGGAAACGAAGATACTGAGCCGTCTAAGTATGAAATCGTATGCAACAAACTGAAAGAGCCTTTTGCTGATTACGTGCTGTTCCACATACTTCGTGATTCTTCATCGGAAGCTACAATAACCGGGAATGTCCGGCTGAAGTGCGCCAATGAGTACATTTCACCTGTCAATGCCCAGGTTATTGCATGGAACAGGATGGTTTCCGCCAATGTGAAGTTCATCCAGTGGGCGCGTGATGGTAATTGTCCGATTGACCTTGTCACACAGACTAACATGTTGATTAAGATTAACCAGTTCAATCTATGAAAGGTATCGTTGAGATTATTGGAGATGTAGTAAAGGAAATGAGTGGGAACCTTACAATCGTAATGCCTGCTGACATCGAGAATGACAGGTTCGAGGAAGTTAAGAATCCTGAACTGAACTACATATTTGGTTCGGCACAATATGTGAAGGATAAACTTGATGAATACAGCAAAGTACCTTCAACATCAGAACGTAAGTTCCCGCTTGTCGTACTGTTCTGTCCTGTAACAGAGAAGAGAGACAGTCTGGATTATTATTCCAAGGTTTCACTGAATATCCTTATAGCGTGTTCATCAACTAAGAGCTGGAGCAATGAACGGCGTCTGTATGCTTCATTCATCAACATTCTTCGTCCGATTTATGAAAGATTGATTGAGGTTATCAAGAATGATGGGAGGTTTGATATATACTATGACAGTATCGTTCCGCATGAATATTCTGAGAACTACTCGTATGGCAGATACGGAGCCTATACGGAATCCGGAGAGGAAGTGAGCGAGCCTATTGATGCCATAAATATACGCTCGATGGAATTAATTGTTAAAAATCAAAGTTGTAGGTAATGAGAAATACAAGAGTGTGCGAAAGCGCAGAAATGAATACAGGTGGTTCGGCCTGCAAGGTTGACTGGGGTAAGGTAAAAGGTGCAATACTTGTTGAGCATGGAGTAAAACTACCGGCAAATATTACTGCCGATGAGTTGGAAAAAAAGTGTCATGCTGACAGACCAGGCAGAATTTATCCTATTCATACATTCGTTGAATATGCGAAGAATGGTGGTGAAGCTCAGGTTAGTGCTGTGGGATACGGAGCGAACCAGTACAATGGCCTCAACGCTCAGACAGATACTTTCACGCTTCCTCGTTTTGATGAAATTCTGAATGCTGAGCTGTTGCGTTGTGCTAACAAGGAATGGGATGTGTACTTCTGGGATTCAAACAGAATGCTTATCGGTTACAATGATGGAACTGATATTCTTGCCGGAATTCCGATGTCAACAGTATATCCAGGTGCCACACCGTTCAGCACAAGCAGTGCGAAGTCAAGTATGACGGTAAATTTCTGCCACATGGATGCAGAAGACAGCCAGTTGAACTTTGACTACTTGAAGTTGGATTTCAATCCTGCGAATGTAATTAAAGGGTTGACTGAGGTCATGTTGGTTGAAAACGAAAGCAAAAAATTCAAGATTATTGAATGTGTCGGTGGCTATGACAGAACTGCAGAATTTGCCACTGCATTGTCCTCAGGTGCATCCGAGGTATTTGAAGGGGTTACTTCTGCTTCGTATGAGGACGGTTATCTCAAAATTACTCCTGGTGAAGGTGAGATTTCAGTTAAATCACCTTCTGTTCTGTACGAGAATGATGTCAAATGGGTTGAATTTGTTAAGGTGGTCAAAGCGTCATGATTGTAGATGGAGTCAATTTTGTGGAAAAGCAGGTCAAGATGATGTCGAAAAAGAAATTCATTGATACTCACATGACCTGTATCTGGCAGAAAGTTGCTGAGGAGAATCGAAGAAAGAAACTTTCTGACGTGTATGACCGGATTGCTGGTAAGTCTGTAAAGGATGCTGACGGTGAGTCTGCTGATAAGTGATGGTTTTGGTTGATTAAGCCGGGCGGAAGTCCGGCTTTAATTTTAATTGTATGTATGGCTGATTTCGAGAAATTGGAGAATGTGATAAACAGAATTGCATCAGGATTTGAAAAGTCATGTATGGATTGCCTTCAGGAAAACAATATAGAAATTGCAGACCTTGTAAGGGAACAGCTATATTCTGGTCTTGACGGTAATACAGACAGTCTGAGGCCTGGTTATTCTGATGATCCGTATTTTCATGAGACTACCTCCATATGGCATAACAATCCTGACGGATATATAGCATGGAAAAAGAAGATAACACCTCCGATAAAAAGCCCGAGACTGAATCTTCCTCCAAGGCCTGTTGATGTTCCTAACTTGTATATCACCGGTCCGTTCCATGAAAGTATCCGCGCATCTGTTGCAGGTGATACTCTCTCGATTGATACTGTGGGATTCGTTGATGGTCCTGACATAGTAAGGAAATACGGGAATGACATTCTCATGTTGGGAAAGGACGCAAGAGAGTATGTTGTACTTCAACTTCTCGAGCCTTTTTTGAAACGTTTTTTCAAACAATGTGGGTATAAATGATGGGATGCGGTTGCGAGAATAAGAAAATCATGTCTGACTATGAGCGTGTGGCCATGCTTGCAAAAAAAGCTGCCATGCTGGACGGATGTGTGTACGTTGTGTACAGGAAGAGTGACGGTACCTACTCGTTCGATAAGGAAGGTACCAAGGTGGATGGCGTTATTGTTGAATATAAACATTACTTGTGATGGGAAATTTGAAATTGAAGGATTTCGTCGATGAGGAATCATTGAAGAAGTTGCAGGAACTTAGGAGTACAATATCAGATGTAAGGCAGGATTACAAGGATGCTGCATCGGAACTTATCAAGGGACTTACTGTTGACGTCAAGGTAAAGGGAGATATTGACAAGTTGCAGGCCATATATAATACTCAGGCTAAGAACGTATCTTCCGCATCTGAAAAACTTACTGATGCATTCAGTCGTCAAGCAGAGGTCGCTGAACAACTGATGAAGAAAATCAAGGAGAAGGCAGATGCAGAAAAGCTGAGTACAAAAGAGGTAAAGGAATTGTCAAAGGCATCAGCAGAAGCATCCAAGGCAATGCAGCAGGCTGCTAAGGCTGAGGAAGCAATGAATAAGGCTCAGAAAGCTGCGAATACTACCAGAAAGGCTGCTGCCATGACCGAGGAGGAGCGCATACGTTTCATCAAGGAATCTTTGGAGTTGGCAGACAAGGAGGTGCATAGTATTGATGAAGCGAACGAAGCAAATAAGAGATTGCGTCAGGCTGTAAAGATGGTACGTGATACTGATGAAGATTATAAGAATACTCTTGGAAAACTTAATTCTACTATCGGTGTCAATACAGATTACGTTAAACGTAACAGTGACCGATATACTCAGCAGAAGATGGAAATCGGAAACTACAAGGAGAACATCAAAGCTGCATGGATGGAGATAGAGCGAGGAAACAGTTCCATGAAGAATATGGGTATCATCGCATCGAATGTCGGTAATATTTTAAGACGTAATTTTTCTAAAGGCATAAGTAATGTAGGTGTTGGTGTCGCATCAATGGTAAAAGGATTTGTAGGAGCACAGGTTGTACTGACAGGTGTTCAGAAGTTAATATCATTGTTCAAGGGTGGAATACAGACATCTATTGAATTTGAAGCTGCTAACTCAAATCTTGCTGCAGTCCTTGGTACAACATCTGATAAGATTAAAGACTTGCAGAACGATGCCCGTGAGCTTGGAGCATCAACCAAATACACAGCAGCAGAAGCCACAAACTTACAGATAGAACTTGCTAAGTTAGGTTTCACAGCTCAGGAAATTAAAGACAGTACACAGTATATCTTACGGTTTGCTCAGGCTACTGGTGCAGAACTTCCTGATGCGGCTTCGTTGGCCGGAGCAGCTTTAAGAATGTTCGGTGCCTCAACAAAAGAGACCGAGCGTTACGTGTCCGCAATGGCTGTATCTACAAGTCGTAGTGCGTTGTCATTCTCTTACCTTGCGACAGCGATGCCTATTGTTGGCCCTGTAGCCAAATCATTTAACTTTACCATTGAAGACACGTTGGCGTTGTTAGGAAAGCTTTCTGATGCTGGATTTGATGCGTCAATGGCTGCGACAGCTACACGTAACATTCTGCTTAATCTTGCAGACAGTAACGGTAAGCTTGCAAAGACATTGGGTGAGCCTGTTAAGACGTTGCCAGACCTTGTAAATGGGCTTGTCAAGTTGAGGGATAACGGAGTTGACCTTAACACCACACTCGAACTTACGGATAAACGTAGCGTGTCCGCATTCAATGCGTTCCTTACGTCAGCTGATAAGATTGTCCCACTCAGAGAACAGATTACAGGAGTAGAGGGGGAGTTGCAGTCAATGGCAGATGTGATGTCTGACAATATGGCTGGTTCGTTGAAGTCTTTGTCATCCGCATGGGATGAACTTATGCTTACCATAAACGGAAGTAACGGATGGATGCGCAGCGTGGTTGACTGGGTTACTGGTATGGTACGTGGACTTTCCGCTTTACTTGCTTCTGTGGAAACAATCGAGACAAAAATGATGTCCGGATACGAGAAGTCATACATGAAAATCACAAAGAGTGCGGACATTATTGGGAAGTACGAGGAACAGATAGCTAGAGATACAGAGAAATACGTGAAGCAGGGAATGTCTGCAAAAGAGGCTGAGGAAAAAGCACGTGACATACAGCTTAAATCACTTGAGGAACGTATAAAGAAGGAAGAAGTGCTGATAGCTGATGCGGAAGCTAAGAAGAAAGAGATACAGGATAAGGAAACTTGGTATAATAAGGCATACCTTCATAAAATGGAGGATGGAAGCTATAAGACATATGCTGCTATGGAACTGCAACAGTCCGAAGCTATCGCAAAATCAAAGGCAATGATTTCAGTGTACAGATCGTTGTCGAGCGAGATAAAGAATGTGTCAGGTGCAAGTACGACTGGAGGTAATGGTGTAAAAATAGAAACAGATAAGGAGAAGGCTGCACGTTTGAAGGTTGAAGCTGACTTGCAGAGGTCTCAGACTGCACTCATGGAAGAAGGACTTGATAAGGAGCTGGCTACAATCCGCTATGGTTACCAGCAGAAGATTGATGCAGTAAAAGGTAATTCATCCGCAGAAATGGCGTTGAGAAAATCGTTACTTCAAGAAATGAACAACGCTTTGTCGAAGGCTTCTGAGGAGTATGAGAAGAATCGTGCTAGTATTGACCTTCAGAATCGTCTTGCCTCGGTTGAGGAAGGAAGTGATGAAGAAATGTCAATTCGTCTTGATATTCTTGAAAAGCAGAAGGAAGAAGAAATTAAGGCTGCTGAAAGTAATGGTGCCGATGTGAGCCTCATCGAGCAGAAATATCTTAATGAAAGGCGTAAGATTTATGAGGAATATGCTGCTGATTATGTTGATGAGATTTCTAAATCTGCCGCAGCCGAACAGGTTGTAAGGAATGCACAATATAATTCCGACCTGAAAGAGTTGGAAAAGCTGCATGCCAAGAAACTTATTTCGGATGAGGAATATGAGAAAAAGAAGGCTGATATAACAGAACGGTATTCTATTGATACCGCTAAGGCTGCTGTTGACTCGTTGGAGGAACAGATTTCTGTTGAAAATCTGAGCCAGGACGACAGAGAAAAACTTGCCGAGCAGCTTCAGAAAGCAAAGGCTGATTTGGCAAATGCTGAAGCTGATGCTGAGATTGCTGCAATCAAGAGGGTTCAGGATGAAGAAGAAGATTCTTACAAAAAACGGATGAAGAATGCTCAGCGATGGATGGATGTTGCGTCTGATGCCATTGGTGCAATCGGTAATCTTATGTCGACATTATATGAGCGCGATATTGACAATATTGAGAAGGAACAGGAGGCAAATGAGGAAGCGTACAATGCTGATGTTGAAAGGATTGAAGCACTTGCCGAAAGTGGAGCAATATCTGAGGAGGAAGCAGAGGTTCGTAAAAGAGCTGCTGAAGCTGAAACATCAAGAAAGAATGAGGAACTTGAGAAAAAGAAAGTTCAGTTGCAGCAGAAGCAGGCTAAATGGCAGAAGGGTGTGGACATTGCTCAGGCTGGTATAGCAACAGCACTTGCAATAACTCGTGCATTACCTAACCTAGTACTTGCTGCAATAGTAGGTGCAATGGGAGCGGTACAGATAGCGACTATCGCAGCAACACCAATTCCTGCATACAAGGAAGGTACTAAGAACGGTGGACATATTGGAGGATTGGCTATCGTTGGTGATGGTGGAAAGCATGAGGTTGTTGTGTATGGTGGTAAGTCATGGGTAACTCCAGATGTTCCTACCGTGGTAGATTTACCGAAAGGTGCTGAAGTGTTCCCTGATATAAGCGAATTCAATGAGAATGTAAGAATGAATACTATATATGATTCAGGAATAAGTAGTCATGTTGTTGTAAATGATTATTCTGAACTATCTCGTGAGATGAAAGGAATGCGTGTAGAACTCAGGAAAATAATGAAGATAATACATAAGGAAGCATACAACTCTAATTATGAACATTATAAAAGTACAAGATTATGATAACTACATTAAGCAGGTTGAGTATGTTTGATTTTATTGAACTTCTTTGTGGAAACAGAGAAGTTCTTATGGAGGAAGGTGATAATAATTCCATGCTGGAAAATGTGGCTTCAGAATTGATATATCAGTATCAGAGCATAGTAAATCCTTCCGGAATAGAATCTGCAATTTTAGAAAAGGAAGAGAAAATAAAGATTAAGTACAGGATTACTATTGCAAAGATATTGAAGGCGCTTATTAGCATAAACGCTGTAGATGATGTTGTTGGACTTCTGTCAGAAATGGGAATTACTGGTATTGAGCGTGAAAAGATTCCTTCAAGAATAGACCGTATGATTGCAGAAGCGGAGTACATGAGAAAGAGGATTGAAGATACTTCTTCTGCTGATAGAAAGAAAAATACTCCTGATGATGTACGTGCATCATTTGACAGGGAGATAGCGTTTCTTATGACTTATTTCAAAATGAATATTGACACAAGAATCATTACTGCAGGTGTGTATGCGAATATGGTTCATCAGGCAGATGTTGAAATTAAAAGAAAATTGCATCGTTAGATAACTTTTTTGCTGCTTGTCGAATTTTTTTCCGTTTGGTTTGTAACACGATTGTAACACTAATAATCGTAATAGACATGGAAGAAAAATTCGACAATGTGGCTTTATTGCCAGTAATTAATGAGAAATGTGACATAATAATTCATCTTTTATCGTCACTTTGCGACAACCCGGATTTTCTTATAGACTTACTCAGAAAGACTACTGAGAAGCAGAATAAGTTTTCATCATCTCGAATGAAAATATTGCATGGACATGGGGTTGGAGCAGATAGTGATTGAGCAATATCAGTGGATATTGGGACTGGCAAGAAAGTATTGCAGGAATATGATGGACGCAGAAGACCTTGCCGAAGAGACTGTGTATAAGATTCTGTCAAATAAAAGTAAATATGATTCTTCCAAGAGCTTCCGACCATGGTGCAGCGTTATTATGTTGAACACATATATAACAACATACAATCATGAATCATTGATACGTTTCGATTCTGAGGAGAAGGCTGAGCATATCCATTCTTATTTCGATGCGGACAATGAAATGTTAAGGAATGAACTTTATGGGATAATTGAAAAATGCAGGAGAAAATCATGTTCCGTTGATTGCGCTATAATGTATGCTGAGGGTTACTCTTATGAAGAGATAGCAAAAAAGATGCATATACCATTAGGTACGGTTCGTAGCCGTATCTCGTTTGCTCGGAATATGATTAGGCAATGTGTTGTAGATTAATAAGTTAATTATGGTTTGACAATTGAAAATGGCGAAGTTTACGATTGCATATATAGTCAATCTGAACTATCTTTATAGTACAATTAAAATATAAGTCAAACCAAATAATTAGCATTATGGAAAAGAGTAATTTTCGAGTAAGAGTGATGAAGTATGCACACCAGTTAGCAAAAACAACAGAATACACGTGGAAAATCTGTCTTATTAAGGCATGGGAGTTATACAGACTTGCTAAAAATATGAGAAAGGGTATTGTGAAATTTGCATTCCAGAAAGTTGACGGAAGCATCAGACATGCTTCAGGAACATTGTACAATCTTCCGGCCGGAACATCAATTCACGGGAAAAAACTGACAAAGCCAAGTTACAAGACATTTGCATACTTTGATGTAGATAAAGGAGAGATGAGATGCTTTAAGATAGAAAACCTTGTAACTGTTTATTGATATGGAAAGTTTTATTGTTACTACTTCCGGGGAAGTATCATTTACTTTCCCGGCAAACGGGAGTGATTTCTCGTTGAAAGAATTGCAGGATTCTGTTAATGGATATATAGAGATTGTTCCAATAAGAAAGAATGTAGGTCCTTTGATTTTTAAGGAATTTGATAAGGAGGGGTTTGCAATAAAATTGACTGATGAATATATTATGATTGTTAACTCTGATGGGAAGATTGAGTCTCAGCAGTTCAATTATGTAGCAACAGTACTGGCAACGGCATCGGAATCCATAAGTCCTGGAGACTGGATTGCTGGAGATGTACTTGTCTGCAGAAGTAGCATGGTTAAATAGTTCGGTTTTGTGTAATGTGTTTTATATCAGTTGTTTGCGTGTTTTGGGATGAGCAGGATTTTAGGCAAGCCGTAGTCGGTTTGCCTATTTTTATATATTTGAGAATGAATTAACGACAGGATGATTTGTAGATATTTTTTACATATAGACTCAGATGTTATGGATGTTTCAGATATGATTGAAAATCTGTCTGACATCAAGATAACATATACTCGTACAGGATTAAACGGAGTAACGAGAAAGTGTGGTAGTACAATTAATTTTGTTTTTTCTGCAAGGGATAAGCTGATTGGAGTGTATAAATCAAAAGGTATTAATTCTGTAGTTTACTTCTCAATATCACAAATTATTAATAACTGGGATTTTGTTGAACTATTTAAATGTCAGCTTGATTTCTCGTCTTTTAGCTACGACTCATATTCTGCAAGTATATCATGCCTTGATAATGATATTGAATCAATATTAAATGCTAATAAGGGCACTACGTATGAGTTTTTTGTAGACGAATTGAAGGATGATAAAAAACTGAATTATGATGGTGTTATAATCAGGAATGAGAAGGTATGTATATTATCCGGTGAAACTGTTGAAGGAGAATCTTACACAAGGAAAGAGTTTGACAACAGGGTGCCGGACTGGTGGTGGATACCATATATCGGAACTACAGATTCTGGTTCTGAAATTCATAACAAGTCATTCGTTTTTCAGGACCAGTCTGAATCTATGCCTTCGGCTTCAGGTGACAACACAGGATGGGGATTCCCTGCAAATCCTTGTAATACAAGCTGGTTTTTGGAATGTCTGCGAGACAATACTATAACAATTGATTTTAGTTCCATAGAGTTCTCAGGTAGTAATCAGTTTGCATATGCTTTGTTCAAGATTGATACTAAAGGTGTGGTACAACCACTGACATGTGGATATTCAAATATGCTTTCGCTTGACTCAAATACGAGACCGAATTCAATTAAGTGGACCGGTCAGTTGAAGAAAGGTGAAAAGCTTCAGTATGCTGTTTTTAATCATAATCCTTTAAATGAAACTCATGCAGATTTGTCAAGCTTGCGAGTAAACACTGGTGAATGTGGTGCTTCATGGGATGAAAGGGGTGACAATTACAAGATTGATATTGTAAGGCCTGTTACATTGCTTAATGCAATATTGAAAAAGATATTTCCTGGAAAGGATATTACCGGTTCTATTATTGAAAGTGTAGTAGGAATAACTAACGACAGGTTGAAAAATTCTTGTCTTGTCGCAGCAGAGAGTATCCGTGAAATGGCTACTCCACGAATATATACATCTTTCTCGAAGTTCTGTGAATATATGGAAGCCGTATATGGATATGTATATATAATTGATGGTAATGATGTGCGTTTTGTACACAGGAGTGAGCTTTTTAGTACCGATAATAAGATTGTTATAGGAAATGTGTCTGAATTTAATTATTCGGTAGCTTCCGACAGAATATATTCATCCGTACAGATTGGATATGAAAAGCAGGATTATGACTTTGGAAACAATGGTTCTGATGAATTCAATTTCAACAATACATATACCACCGGATGTACTATAAAAGATTCAAAACTGACTCTTATATCACCGTATAGGGCAGATTGCTATGGGTTCGTTGAATTGGCTGAAAAGAGAAATCAGGATTCAACGACAACAGACAGTGACCAGCAGATATTTATTGTGTGCGCAGTTGAAAATGAATCAGGATATGATCTTGACAGAAGTGTAGATGTTCAGGGTACATATACTTATTCCATTTTTAATGCGAAACTTGCTCCAGTTTATATGATAGAAGCTAATATGGCTTATTTATCTTCGTTTGCTGGGAAATTGACATTTGCATCATCTGAAGGTAACTCTGACATCGTTATAGACGGGCGAAAAGTGAATTCTGATATAGATATGGGAAGTTCTATGTTTGGTAATGGTAATTTTTCTTTCACAATGGAGAATACTATAATTGATAGTAATTTGAACTCTTTGTGCATAGAATTATCAAATCAAGAAAAGACATATAAGGGAGCTATTAAAAGCTTGGAATTCAGTTTATCAAATGTGGAAGCTGTCAAGTATGAACTTATAGAAATTAAGTAATATGTATAAGATAAGTCCTTTTACACCATTGTTTTTCAAGCCATCTACGGATATTGGATTATCAAGCAGATATGTGCAGTCATTTTCTACGTATGACCATATTCTTTTGCAAATAATAGCATACAATGAAAGTAATGCTCCATCAGTATATATCGTTGATATAATCGGGAAAAGGCGGATGGTTAACATGAGGTCTTGGTTGATGAACCCCAATGAAACTTTGTATTTCACAGAAATAACAGGATTGAATGATGGCCTATATTCTGTTGAAGTTGATGGGGTATGTTCAGAAGTATTCCGTGTGACAGATGATGTCTCTGGAACTGTTCTATTACAGTATTCAAATCCTAATAATAGGATGAGAAAGGATGCTGTATTTTGGATTGATGGGATGCAATACTTTTTTGATTTCAGGATACCTGGTGGATTCAAGGATGATGATTGGGTCTTCGGTGTTGAGAATGAGCAGTACACAACAGCTGATAATGATGTCGTTGATATATACAGTACGGAGTACACGCAGAAGACCATGACAATCGGCAATTCGTTGGGATGCCCTGTATGGTTCGCCGAAAAGCTGAATCTCCTGCTGTGCAGTACCTATTTCTATATTGATGGCATTCGTTATGTCAGGGTTGACTCTTCGGTTCCGGAAATGAATATACTTGTTGAGGGAATAAGGTCTTATGTATTCAAACAGTCCCTCCGTCAGGTTCGTTGCCTTAATCCGACTCTTGAGGAACGCAACCAGATGCTTCTGAGAAGGACAGGCAATTTGAACAGATACGTAAAACAGAAAATTAGAACAATAAAATAATTATAGCTATGACAGAATCGGAAAAACAGGAAATTGTGAGCAGAGTGCTTTCGTCTCTTTCCACGAATTCAGCAACAATCGATCAGTTGATAGAAACGGGTGCTTGCACTGATAATGATTACTTTGAAACAGGAAAGGGTAATAAGGTTAGCTATGCTAATATGATGAAACCAATTCATCAGAAATATGATAGAAAATTTTCAGATCTTAATAAAGATATAGTTAAGAAAACGACTGAACTGAATATATCGGTTTTATATCCCACTGGTGGAATTGGTGGAAGCAACAAATACGACCTTGCAACGGCCATCGGCAAAGTTCCGGAAGAACTCCGCGTTCCGGGGCTGGTTGTGTCGTTTTTGAATAAGGCCAATAAGGTGGAAAAGTGGACTTATCAGGGCGGCACATGGGCTGCAGCTTCGTTCATTCGCCAGGAGGC